TTCAATTTTGAGGGCAGAACTCCTTATGGTTGTTATTTGGTGGAGGACTATGATTTTGGTCCAATTTCAGATACAGCAATCTATATTAATGAATTTGACTCTTGTGCCGAATGTGGAGCGTCTTATACAGGTGTAACTGTGGATGTGGCTTACACATATCCAAATATATGTTGTGACTCCGTAAGTGGAGTTACAGGTACAGGACCAGCCTACCCTAAACCCATCTACGCAACTAATGGTGGCGTAGCACTCCAATCCATGAGTGTAAGAATCGGAGGGTTCGATGGATTAAATAGCTAAACAAATCAAGAAAAAAAAAATAAAAAAATGGCAGATTTAAAAGCAATTGGTAGTGAAAAACTCACAGGCCAAGATAAAATAAAAAGGATTATGGAAATTGCTCGTTTTAACGAGAAAATCCCAACTTCTCTAAACGAAAATGCGTCATCTCAATATTCTATTACTTTATCTGATGGAAATAACTATCAAATAGTAAAAGAAAAACAGGGATATATTATCAAGAAGTCAATCAATGAATCTGATGCAGATTATATTGAACCAATGAAAAATAGAAAATATTATTCATCTTATTCACAGGCTTTGAAGAGATTGAATCTTCTTGCAAAAGAAACCAATAGACTTAATGAAAATGAAGAGGAAGTTTCTTTGTTCGGAGAACAAAAAAAGTTTGTTCTTAAGACACCAAAACCAGTTGAGCCTGAGGTACCTGCAGCACCAGCTGCTGATGTCCCTCCACCGGTTCCTTCACCAGAATTACCTCCTTCACCAGTATCTGCCACAGGTGACGAGGGGGCACCTGAGGGAACGGGAGATGCTTCTGGTTCCATGGATGATATTTTACCAACAGGAGATGAGGGAGACGATATGGAAATGGATACGGAAACAGAAATTGATACAGAAACAACTGATGTAACTCCAGAAGAACAAGTCACTTTCAAATCAATTCAAAAACTTACAGGAAAATTAACTCAGAAAATTAGAGAATATGACTCTGAAGAAGGTTTGACATCGGAAGATATCAAATATGTTATTAACATGGTTTTGTCTTCAGTAGATTTACAAGTTTTGAGTGAAGAAGATAGGGAAGATATTCTTTCTAAGTTTGAAGAGGACTATGAAAAAGATGTAGAAGATACAACTGGTGATGAAGAAATGGCACCAGAAGATGATGTGACTTCTGACACAGAAGTCGAAAAAATTCAAACTGACATGGATGTTCCTGTAGAGAGTGAGATGGAAGAAGGTCACGGAGCTATTTTAGATAACATTTTTAAAGAATCCAAAGTTGATAAAGTTATATCCAAATATTTTGAAATTTCTAAAAAAGAAATTTTAGAAAATCAAAAAAGGACTGCATTGAAGAAAAAAAGAATAAATGAGACTGTCAAAAATAAAATGACAAACGTCACAAAATTTAGTCAGTCAGTAGAACAAGAGTTAGCTTCAAAAAAATTTTTAGAAGAAAATTTTGATTTCGAATTCATAGGTATCACAAATAAAAAAAACTTAGTTTTCGAAAACAAAAATAAACAAATTAGAATAACACCTGAGGGAATATTGAGATGAGTTATTTGATATTCGTAAATGGTTTGGGACCTAATTATAAAGGTGACAACCTTTACGAATTCATTTTCTCAGATGAATTGGATGTTTGGGGAGATGCTTGGGAAAGCAAACCATCAAACGGGTATCCAAGTCCCCCAGAAATAAAATTTATAAAAAAGGTAGGAGTTCTGAGGAATACTGATGTTAAATTAGAATTGATTCAGAACTCCGATTTTTTTTGTATGATAGATGCTCTTGATGATGTTGTAGCACTAGCCTGGGAACCCGATGAAGTAATGGGACAAAAAAGATTGGTTTTCAGATTCGGGCAAAAAGAACAGGAAATAAAAGACAAACTCTATGAAAGAGATTTGATTTTAGAATTTGAAAAGAAAGTAGTATATGAAAATTGAAAAAGTTTTAGACTTGATAGAAAAAGGGTTCAAAGCAAAAACTCTTGCTAAATTAACTGAGTCACAAATTGATGTTTTACACAACAAACTTGTTGTAAATGAACAAGTACAAGAAGTGCCAGGAAAAAAAACATATAAAGTCGGACCTAAAGGTGGAAAAGTTGGAGATGTGGTAATTTCACAAGACCCAAACACAAAAGAAGTCATGGTTACAACAGAAACTGAAATGACCGAGGATGAAACTGATGATGTAACTGCAGCTAATGCAAAAGGAGATGTTGAACTTCAGAAATATACTGGACAGGACGCACCTCACGATGCAAATGACATGGCACCTGATGGTATGGATGATGATTCCGATGATGAGAGAAAAATGATGGGAATGGCGGAATCAAAAAAAACCAAGAAAAATCCTTGGGCAATTTGTACAGCACAGCTTGCCGATGAATTTGGAACTTCTGAAAGAAGTGAGTGGTCAAAAACTCAAATGAAAAAATATGAAAGATGTGTTATGGATGTGAAAAAATCTTTGAAGGAAAGTAAAAATCAATTATCATTGTACTTGGAAAACCAAGTAATGAAAATTGTTGAAAAGAATTTACCACCGAAAATTACCAAAGGTGATTTAGTTAGATACCTTACAGAAAACGAACCTGCAGTCGCTCCTAAACCTGGTACCAAACCTAAAACCAAACCTGGTACCCGACCAGATAAAAAACCAAGACCAAAACATCCAGGTAAGAACCCGAACCCTGGTGAAAACCCGGCCCCCAAAGCCAAAAAAACTGACGTTTCACCTGAAAAGGCTAAAGACCAAGTTATTGACATGATTATGAAATTATTGAAAAAGTAAAATGAAAAAAATCAAAGAACAAATTGACTACGGAAGTAGAAGGGAAAGAATGAGTCCTGAATTAGAGAAAAAATTAAAGGACCCAAAAAGTCTTTATGCACAAAATCCCGCAATGAAAAAGGGACCCCAAGATGTTCAGAGATTGGTGAGTCAAAGATTTCAAAAAGTAGCTGAAAAATTAAGTCAAGTTACAGGTATAGAGGATTTAAGTCCTCGTCAGGTACAGGCTATGGTTTATCAAGAAATGATGTCAAAATTACCTCGTGTTATGAGGATAGAAGAAAGACATCGTGAGGCTTTAGAAAATTTAGCCAAAGAAGCTTCTCTTGAAGAAACTGAAACTCCCGAAGGTTGGTATCAAATAGAACCTTATTTGAACAGAGAACCCATTGATGTTTCAAATTTCAGATATGAACCCGAAACAGATGATGAAGAACAAGATGATGAAAAGCAGAAACCGCCGAAACTCTCAATCCCTTCATTCAATATTGAAGACCTAACAGATGAAGAAGAATTAGAATTAGAAAAACACAAAAGAAACTTAATAAATGCTCTCATACAAGGGGCTGCAAAAAAGGGTCATTATCTTTTTCAGAAACCTGAAATAAAAGAAAAATTGGATAGTATAGACCCATCATTGTATCCGGCATATTTAGGAATTATGGCAATCAATGATTTCTTGTATTTTACACAAGAACAAATGATTGAAATGATGTCACAAACTGGCCAAGGAGTCGCAGGTAAAGTAGAATTAGAGGATGTTGATTCTGAGGATGACGATGAAGATGAAAACGGAGGTGAGGGACAATCCGAAGAACCAGACACAAAAATCAAGGCATACGGTTTAATTTTTCCTATACTTACCCATGAAATTATCAAAGGTATTGAGGAAGCAAAGGGAAGACACGGTCTTCCAAAATCTCCTGAGATGAGAACAAAGGTTATGGGACAAACAGATATTTTGTCAAATGAACCGATGCAGCTGAGAATTGGACCTGAAATTTATGAAAAAGTAAGAATTGCACTTCCCGATGAAATGTTCGAGAGTTCAAATAAAGGATTAATAAATTGGTTCCACATACAACTTTACCAATTACCCCCAAAAGAATTGTTAGAAATAGTTGGAAATGCCATTTCTGCAGATGAATCCAAAGTCAAAAAAGCGACCAGTAAGTTTGAAGAAATTATGAGAGAAGCTATGGAATTGAAAAGAGAATTCGAAGAATATCAAGCTGAAAATAATGATGGTGATGACAATGATGATGAAGATGATTTGGATGACTTCTTGGGTAGTTTAGGTATTGTCAGACCTAAATAACCTATGACTAAAGAACAACTTATAATTGAAGTTACGAAATGCATGAGGAATACTCCTTATGCTCTCAAAACCTATCTCCAAACTTACGACAACACTGTTTCAAAGTATGTCCCCTTAGATTTATTTCCAGACCAAGTTACCCTTATTGAGGATTACGATAATTTCAATGAAAATATTGCACTAAAATATAGACAGGCAGGAGTTTCCACAGTCACTGCTGCGTGGGCATCCAAAAAACTTGTTTTTGCAAAAAAACAAAAACCTGAGAAGATTCTAATAATTGCAAATAAACTCGATACATCGGTAGAATTTGCAAATAAAGTCAGAGGATTTACTGAACAATGGCCCGCATGGGTTGGAATAGGATTTTCCCAAGAAAAAAATTCACAGAGACATTTCAAACTCACAAACGATTGTGAGGTGAAGGCAGTTGCCACATCAAAAGACGCACTTAGAGGTTATACCCCCACTATTCTGATATTTGATGAGGCAGCGTTCATTGAAGCTGATGATGATTTTTGGTCGGCTTGTATGGCCTCACTTTCTACGGGTGGTAAAGTGATTGTTATCTCTACTCCTAATGGATACGATGCGATTTACTATGACATTTACAACCAAGCCTTGAGGGGGATGAACGAGTTCAAAATCTCCGAAATGTTTTGGTATCGAGACCCAAGATATACCAAAGACTTATACATGGTCAAAACAAATGATTTAGTTCATTTCCTACTTAATAGAGAGGATTATCCGAATGATACGGTTGTGGATTTATCAATTGAAAATCCCTATGACCGTGACCATAGCGTGGTAAAAGGATACATAGAACAAGGATACAAACCCTGTTCTTCATGGTTTGAAGGGATGGTGAAAAAATTGAAGTTTGACAGAAGAAAAGTAGCACAAGAACTTGAGTGTAATTTTTTGGGTTCGGGTGATAATGTGTTTGAATCTGAAGTTTTACAAAAAATTTCTGGAGGAATGCTAAGGGAACCCTCGGCGAAAATGATGGGAGGTGCTCTTTGGATTTTCAAAGAACCTGAAAATGGTCACAAGTATGTGATGGGTGTGGATGTTTCGAGAGGGGACTCTGAGGATTATTCTTGTATTCAAATTATTGATTTTGATGAGAAAGAACAAGTTTTAGAATATTTGGCAAAAGTTCCTCCAGATGTAATTGCAGAAATAGCCTACAAATGGGGAAACATGTATAGTGCTTACTGTGTAATTGACATTACAGGGGGTATGGGGGTTTCAACTGCTAGAAAGATGCAAGAAATGGGATATGAGTATGGTTTATATGTTGATAACATAGACCCAAATAAAAAATGGAAGTGGGACCCAAAAATAAACGAAAAAATACCCGGTATTAACTTTAACAGTAAAAGAGTTCAGATAATATCAGCTTTGGAAGAATCGGCTAGACACGGATTTAAAATATATTCACACAGACTATTCAACGAAATGAATACGTTTGTTTATATAAATGGACGACCTGACCATCAGAAGGGACAACACGATGATTGTATTATGGGAATTGCAATGGCTATCTACGTTGCAGAAAAATCATTTCAATCTTTGCAAAAGGTAGTGAATCAGACAAAGGCAATGTTAAATTCTTGGACAAGTACAATACACGAAAATAAAAATACTTCAGAATTTTTCAATCCAATGATTCCTCAAACTATTAATGGCCAAAGACCTGCAAATTGGGGTCCCTCCAAAACCGACTATCAAAAATATGGATGGTTATTCGGTGCTAAATAACTATTTATATTACTGGTGTAATAAGTAAAATTGTAAAATGAGCGAACAAAATCTCACGGTCTGGCAGAGGCTTTCCAAAACTTTCGGTCCCAACTCTTTATTGGGTCAAGATTATCCTACCTACAAGTTTGATAAAAAAGAATTATTAAGAACAAAAAGTAGAGAGGAATATGAGAAAGAAAAATTACAAGCCCAACAAAGTTATTATTTAGCAAATCAGTGGGCAAAAGTAGAAAATAATTTATATTCTCAAGCCATATATTACGAACCATCTAGATTATCGGCCCAATACGATTACGAATCGATGGAATATACCCCTGAAATTTCAGCAGCACTCGACATTTACGCTGAAGAATCTACAACACCGAACGAAGATGGCTTCATTTTACAAATTTATTCCGAATCGAAAAGAATAAAAGGTGTTTTGGCGGATTTATTTAATAATGCTTTGGATATCAATACGAACCTACCAATGTGGACAAGGAACACTTGTAAGTACGGAGATAATTTTGTTTATATGAAATTGGACCCCGAAAGAGGTATTGTGGGTTGTCAGCAACTACCAACTATCGAAATTGAAAGACACGAAGTAGGAACAAGTCAAAAAATATCAACACAAGTTGAAAAAAATGAAAAGCCAAAAGCTCTGACTTTCACATGGAAGAATAAAAACATGGAATTTCAGACTTGGGAAATTGCTCACTTTAGGTTACTCGGTGATGATAGAAAGTTACCTTACGGAACATCCATGTTAGAAAAGGCTAGAAGGATTTGGAAACAATTATTATTGTCTGAAGATGCAATGTTAATTTATCGTACATCAAGAGCCCCTGAAAGAAGGATTTTTAAGGTTTTTGTTGGAAACATGAATGACGATGATGTCGAAGCATACGTACAACGTGTAGCGAATAAATTCAAAAGAGAACAAATTGTAGATAGTAAAACAGGTCAAGTTGATATGAGATTTAATCAAATGGCTGTTGACCAAGACTTTTTTGTACCTGTACGTGACCCCGCAGCTCCAAGCCCAATAGACACTTTACCAGGTGCTACAAATCTTTCTGAAATAGCGGATATCGAGTATATTCAAAAAAAGCTCCTTACCGCACTCAGAGTACCCAAAGCGTTTTTGGGTTTTGAGGAAGTAGTAGGCGACGGAAAAAATCTTTCACTGCAGGATATTCGTTTTGCAAGAACTATCAACAGGATTCAGAGGAGTATGCTCCAAGAATTAAACAAAATTGCGATAGTTCATTTATTTTTATTAGGGTTCGAAGATGAACTTTCCAACTTTACGTTAGGATTAACAAATCCATCAACTCAAGCTGATTTGTTAAAAATTGATGTATGGAAAGAAAAAGTCGCATTGTATAGAGAATTGGTAACCGACCCAGGAAATGGAATCCAAGCAACATCTTCTACATGGGCGAAAAAACATATTTTTGGTTGGTCTGATGAAGAGGTTAGACTTGACCTTCAACAACAAAGAATTGAGAGAGCGGTGGGAGAAGAATTAAAATCTACACCAACTGTTATAAGTAAAACTGGATTTTTTGATAATATTGATAAGTTGTACGGGACTTCAAGTGGAACAACGCAAACTCAAACAACGTCAGAACCAGAGAGTCCTGATTTCGGTGGAGGATTTCCTTCGCCACCATCAGAACCAGCTGGAGGAACTGAACCAGCTCCACCTGAACCCGCGGCAGCACCTGAAACAGCACCACCTCCAGCAACAGAAATTACACCAGAATCTTTCAAAAAGGATTTGAATTTGTTGGTCGAAAATGATATTATACAAGGTAAAGAATTTATAGATTTGGGTAAGGCAAAAGAATCTTTGGGAGAAATCTCAAAACATTTGGATAACTTACTAAACTCCTAATATTTATATCAAAATACATAGGATGACCTTCGGACAAATCAAATCAATCATTGAGAATAATCTGCTCGAATCTTACAAAAAAGAGTCAGATTTCAAAAAAAACCTAAGAGAATTCAAACATAATGTTTTGAATGATAAATCTTTTTCTAAGGTTTATGCTATCTATGACCAATTGAGTTCTCCACAAGGATTATCAGAATCTGAAGCAAAAGATTTTTTAGAAGAAGGAGTAAATTTATTGAATAGAATTCTTCCTTCAATAAAGTTACCAAAATCCACAAATCAATCGATAAAAAATTCATACTCAGACATTGACACATTGGTTTATACAAAAACTTTTTATCTTAGTGAAAGATTACAAGCCAAGAAAAATATCATTTCTATTTTGACAAAATCGAAAGAAAATTTAAAAGAGAGTATCAATATTCCTGTGTCTTCGATGGTCAAAATTGCAAATCAAACTTTGGAAAATTATATTTCTGAAATGGATGTTGAATCCAAAAAATTGTTTATTGACCTTTTGAAAACCGATTCCAAAAAACTTCAAGAAAACTTTTCGGAGTTGAAAAGTAAAACATTGGATAAGTTAAATGAAATTTTGAATCGTGAAGAAGAGAAAGAAGTTGTTGAAAAGTTGAATGAAACTATAGAAAAACTGAAAACTGAAGAATTCAATCAAATCAACTATGTGAAGTTATTGAATTTAGAAAAAAGTTTATAACTACTGATTTTTTCTTTGTTTGTAAATTGCTTTAAGAATTTTGGTACGTTTTTTTACAGATTGTTTTGTATATTCCTTTCTTTCCAACAAAATTTGATTCTGTTTGGTTTTTATAACTTTGGACTTTAAAGTTTTCAGAGCCTTCTCCAAGTTATCTGAATTTTTTACTTCTATTATTAACATACAAACAATAAATACTGATTTTTATTAATTTTTTGACATTGAGAATATTATGGGTTATTTTTTGTAAAATAAACAAACCTAATATGAAACTTAATGAAAAAAGGAAAAAGTGTAAAGTTGAATTTATTCAACCCCATAAAATCAGTCTATGGAACAGTTGATTCAAGGAATTTGAAATCTGTATATATAAACATACAATCTTGGGTATCTCCCAAATCAGATTATGATAACTGGAATAGAATAGTCTGTAATTTGAATAGAGAAATTAAACATTCAGTATTCAATTCATTATCTCAAACAATTTTTACAGAAAAAAGTATTGTTGATTTGGATTTGAGAACAAGCGGAATTGCAAAGGGAAAAAAATCCTTTTTTAATTTAGAAGTTAATGTTTTTTTGGAAAACGAATTAGACTTCAAATCTATAGTCCTAAAAGATTCGGTAAAAAAAATTGTCAAAAATATTTTCGTGAATAATTTATCCAATAACAACTATTTTGATTTTTACAAGACAAAAAAATAACTCTTGTAATTGTTATATTTATTTCTAAAGAGAATTATGAAAAAATTGAAAATTCTTGAAGCGAGTGAAATAGGACACGGAATTTTAGTGGAAATGGATGCGGGGTATATTTCACCCAAAGATGAGAAAAATGCAAAAATATTACAAGAGGCAAAAAATTTAGATTATAGGAATCCGTTCGAATTTTATGCTGTACTTCAGAAGTTCAATACTCCAAATAGGAACGGAAGGTTTTATCCCGAACCAATACTGAAAAGAGAAGCCGAAAGGTATAAAAACACTATTTCTAAAGGCTTATCGACATCTGAATTAAATCACCCCGAATCTTCATTGATTGATTTGGACCGAGTATCACACTTAATTACTGACATTTGGTGGGATAAAAACATACTTATGGGTAAATTAAAACTCTTAACAACACCAGGTTTTCACGAAAGAGGTATCGTATCAAGTAAGGGAGATGTTGCTGCTAATTTAATGAGACAAGGTGTAACCTTAGGAATTTCTTCGAGAGGGGTTGGTTCTCTGAAAAAAGTTGGTGAAAGAAATGAAGTTCAAGATGATTTTGAATTAATTTGTTTTGACCTTGTATCATCACCCTCCACACCAGGTGCATATCTCTTTAATGATGTGAATGAAAGAGATAAGTATGAAGAAAACTTGGAGGAAGAGAAAAAGATGAAAGACTCTGATAAAGGTATTGACAAATCTATTGATTTAATGAAAAAACTTACCGACTTTTTAGGAAAATAATTATATGGACGAGAAATATTTTATCGCAAAAATTCAGTATGAACTTCCTGATGACAACACAGGAAAAATAAAAAAAATTAGAGAAGAAAAACTTGTTAGAGGTTTTTCTGTGACTGACGTTGAAGCAAAAGTTACAAAAAGATACGAATCTTTTTCTTATGAATGGAGAATAACGTCCGTGTCCGAAAGTAAAATTGATGAAGTAATCGAAAAGTAAAAGAGTGGTTTTCCACTCTTTTTTTTTTGGGACGATATTTATAGAAAAAAATACAATGGCAGAATTAGTATATCTAAATGGTACTTTATACAATGTTGATACGGCACAATATCAATATGTTGTTTTTTACACTACGGATTGGTCAAGACCTCAAATGTGGGCAATTGATAATGGATTACAACTCAGAGGATTAAACTTAATTACTTCAACGATGGATATCAAAGCAGCTTACGCATCGACGAGTTATCGTTTGAATTTCAAAGATAAGTTAGCTAACGTGACCGAAAATTATTATGTTTTTTCAGACGATTTCAAGCAAGTTCAACTTTTAGTGGACCAACAAGCACAGAAGGGTTACATTTTGAATACTTTGACAAGACTTGACCAAACGTTTGTGGATTTAACAAGATAGTAAAATTTACCGATAATATTGGTAAAAATTAAATTTTTCTCAATTCGACACTATTTATAGTTTAAATAAATTATAAAAATTTTTATGCAAGATAATAAAAATTTAGTACAAGAGGCGTTGATTCAAATGAAAAATGTTGAAGAAGCTATCGCCGAAAACGCAAAAGGAATACTTGCTTCTACTATGAAGGAAGAAATCAATCAATTAGTAAAAGAATCTCTTTCTGAACAAGACGAGGTTGATTTAGATGTTGACATGACAACAGATGATGATGTCATGGATACTGATAATGAAGACGAAGTCGAAATGGACGTTGAACTTCCTGACATGGACTCAGACGAAGAACCCATTGACTTGACTGATGCTTCTGATGAGGAAATTTTAAAAGTTTTCAAAGCTATGGGTGAAAATGACGGAATTATCGTAACAAAAGATGGTGAAGACATTCACCTCAAAGACAACGGTTCAGATAACGAATATCTGATTAAGTTGCAAGAGCAAGAAGAAGTAGAAGAAAAAGAAATGGAGGAACAGGAAGAAGAGATGGACGAACAATCAGACATCGACGCTATCATCGACCAACTTTTCTCTAAAGATGCTACAGGTGATACTGAAGTTGATATGGAAATGGATACTGAAGATGAAATGTCTCCAGTTGAAGATGAAGAAACAATGGATGTTGAAGATGTGGTTTATGAAATCGAATTCTCTGAAGGAGATGAAGATGAATTAGACGAAGAGGAAGAAGAAATGGACGAAGAAGAGGAGATGGATGAGCAGGAAGAAGAGATGGACGAACAAGAAGAAGAAATGGACGAACAAGATGAAGACGAAGATGAGGAAGAAATGGATGACGAGGAAGCAGAAATGGATGAAGAATATTCTGATTCTATGGATGAATCCTACAATCCTAAAAAAGCAAAAAAACCAGTCGGAGTTGGAATTGGAAGCGGACCAAAATTTTCATACAAAAAAACTTCAGGTGGATTCAACGAAAAGAAAAAACAAGGACCTAAATCAGTAGGTACTGGCAAAGCTAAGTTTGAATATAAAAAAGGTGAAAATATGGAAGGAAAAGCTAAAAAAGTGGAAACTAAAGAAGCTTGGGGTTCCAAAAAACACGAATTCAAACGTAAAAAGGTTGATGGCGTAGAAAAGAAGGCTGGTGATGTTAAAGGTCACTACAAAGACTACGAGAAAAAAGAAACCAAAGAAGCTGCTAGGTCATACGCTTTTGGTTCTAAAGAAGGTAGAGGTCTCAGAAAAGGCGTTACTAACAATAGAAACTATGTGTATGGTAAAAACGGAGTTAAGGTTGAATCACTGGAGTCAGAAGTAAGTATGTTGAGAGAAAAAAATGAAGAGTACAGAAAAGCTTTGAATATTTTCAGAGATAAATTGAATGAAGTTGCAATCTTCAATTCCAATTTAGCTTACGCTACAAGACTCTTCACTGAGCACTCAACAACTAAAAAAGAAAAAATCAACATTTTGAGAAGATTCGACGGAGTTGAAACTTTGAAAGAATCTAAAAATCTTTACAAAGCAATCAAAGATGAATTATCAAGTGTTGATACTAAACCAATCACAGAATCAGTTGAAAACAAATTAAATAATACAGTTTCTTCAGGTTCTGCGGTTAATCTTATCGAATCAAAAACTTATGAAAATCCTCAGTTCTTAAGAATGAAAGATTTAATGAGTAAAATAAGATAATAAATAAACAAAAACTAAAATACTCAAAAAAATGGGAGCATTATTAGAATCAGGTCTTGTTGGTAACATCGGTCTTAAGCACCTTAAAGTTATCAAAGAAGACACAATCAGCAAATGGGACAAATTAGGATTCTTAGAGGGTCTTAAAGGTCACATGAGAGAGAACGTAGCTCAACTTTATGAAAACCAAGCGTCATACCTTATCAACGAAGCTTCAACAACTTCTGATACAGGTGCTTTTGAAACTGTGGTTTTCCCTATCGTTAGAAGAGTTTTCTCAAAATTATTAGCAAACGATATCGTTTCTGTACAAGCAATGAACTTACCAATCGGTAAATTGTTTTACTTTGTACCTAACATCCAAAATTACGAAGTTGGTGGATTACCAAATTCGGATTCAGGAATTCACTTCCCTCCTTATGGGGCACCAGGTGGTCCAGCAAATCCAAATGTTGGATACAATTACAACACTGGTAGAACTTTGTATGACAAATTCTATGAGGGTGAAGAACCAGCATTAGACCCACCAGGTCTTTTCGATTATTCTAAGGGAGAATTCTCAGCTGTTACAGCTTCTTGTGTAACTGCAGCTTGGAATAACGTAACGTTGAATTTGGACACAACTGCTTACAATCTTACAAACTTCCCTAACAGTAATTTGAACTTCAGAAAAGTTCTTTTAATCATGTCAGGATTTGCTACAGATGGGGCAGGTAAGTTAATTGGTCCTGATGGTCAACCTATGGATAACGAATCATTCCTTTCGGATTTGACAATTTATCCAACAACTGCAACTACAGCTAATTTAAACGGAAATGCTACAGGTCCATTACTTTTCAGAGTTGTAACTCAGAGATATGGTAAGGGAATTGTACAGTATGGTAATAATAACGCAACGGCTGCTTGGCCTTCATCTAAAACAGGTGGTGGTCAGTACGATGACCTTTGTACTCCAAACGGTGAAATCTACTTAGAAGTTGATTTACAAGTTCCAACTTGTATCAACTGTCAAGGTTCTATCGATGGTTACACAGGACAAACATTCTCATCTACAACAGCAACTAACAACGCGTTTATTCCTGTTTATAGAATCTACAAGAACCTCGAGTTCGAAGATAGAATCGGTGAGGTTTCATTTGACCTTATGTCAGTAACAGTTTCTGTAACTGAAAGAAAATTAAGAGCACAATGGTCACCAGAGATGGCACAAGACGTTGCAGCTTTCCACAACATCGACGCTGAGGCTGAATTAACAGCTTTATTGTCTGAGCAAGTTGCGGCTGAAATCGATAGAGAAATCTTGAGAGACCTCAGAAAAGGTGCGGCTTGGAACTTGAGATGGGACTACAACGGTTGGAAGAGATTAGGTTCTAACGCAGTACCTTATACTCAGAAAGACTGGAACCAAACGCTTATCACAGCAATCAACCAAATTTCAGCTCAAATCCACAAATCTACCTTAAGAGGTGGAGCTAACTGGATTGTTGTATCTTCTGAAATCAGTGCAATTTTTGACGACTTGGAGTATTTCCACGTATCAAACGCTGCTCCTGAGCAAGACCAATACAACATGGGTATTGAAAGAGTTGGTACTTTAGCTGGAAGATATCAAGTGTATAGAGACCCTTATTTCCCACCAAACCAAGTGTTGTTGGGTCACAAAGGTACATCTTTACTTGACACAGGTTACATCTACGCACCATATGTACCTTTACAACTTACTCCAACAATGTATAATCCATTCAACTTTACACCAATCAAAGGTATCATGACTAGATACGCTAAGAAAATGGTGAACAACAGATTCTATGGTAGAATCACAGTTGATGGTGTTAGAACATTTGATTTGAGAGAGTTGAGATAATATGGTCTAACCAAAATATAAAAGGGTCCTTCGGGACCCTTTTTTTATTTATTAAACTTGTTACAATATTGACTCTCGTATCCAAACAATAAACATCTTAGAATTCTCAATTCATTCCTTTTATCCTGAAAATGGTCATTTATGAAAGGTTTATGACCTTCGATTATTGACGAAGTGATTTCGTACTCCAACTCAATTATTCTTGTAATTAACTCAGACTTTGTCTTTTCGGTCATTAGAATTTTCTTTTTTTATTATTCTAAATGATTTTGATAAAATTTCTAATTCAACTAAACTGAATATATTTTGTGACTTAGAAATTTCCAAAGCCAAATTTAAAAAATATAAAGCTTGAACATCATTTAAATTTTCTAAAAGGTTATTCAGGTCATCATCAGATTTGTATTGAATTGAACCAAATAATTCTCCTATCGATTCAACATTAGATTTGTGCATATTCTTTTTTGATTATATTTATACTAAGATAGAAATGAAGTTAAAAAAACAAATATCAGAAGCTACAGGTGCTGGAAGTTCAGGTAAAATGAAAGTTCCTTTGGTCTTAGCTCCACAAATTTGGGAAATAGAACAATTGAAACCTTTCAACATTCCAGTTTCAGACTATGTTAGTGCGATGAATGCATATGATAGTTATGATGGACAAATGGAGAGGAGTAAAAAAACTATCAGAGACAATGAAAGAAAATCTATAAAAAAAGCCAAAAAAGCCGCCGCTATGTTTTCCCAAAATGATGATGATGGAAATCCAATCAATGGATATTCTCCCAAGGGTAGTGATGTACCTGGAACTCCAGATTATATAAGAAAACTTGCAAAAATTCCCAAAGAAAATTTCGAAAAGGTTCTAAAAGAAGATTTGGCTGTATGGTTCGGTACAAAAAAGAAACCTAAAGGTAGCAAACAACCTAAAGGACCTTGGGTTAATATCTGTAGGAAAGAAAATGGGAAACATCCTCCTTGTGGAAGACCTGAGGCAGAGTCTAAAGGATATCCAAAGTGTAGAGCAGTTCATGTTGCCTCAAAGATGAGCGATTCCCAAAAACGTTCTGCATGTCAACAAAAAAGAAAAGCAGAGAAAAAAAACCCAAAAGTCGGAACGGGAAATAGTCCAACAATGACCTCATACAACACAAAAAAAGAATCTATAGAAATTCTTGTAAAAAGAATTTTGAAAGAGGTATATGACTCCCAAAAATATTACCCAGTTTTCCAAATTTATCAGGGTATTCAAAAAGCACCATATGAAATTAAAAAATTGGTTTCGAATTTAAAAGCAACCCCTTGTATTAATCAAAAGGGTGAAAGAAGCATGTGTTTCAAAATTCCTGAAGTACTTTATGTGTATTTGTCGGGAAAATATTAATTGATTCTCTCAAGAATATTCTCCAAAGAATGTTGTATATTATTTGTTATTTCCTCTTCTAATTTCTGTCTGCGTTGCTCAAGTTCCATATCGAATTTATCCAATAACTCATCATATAGTTCGTTATTCTCGATATAAACACTGTAACTATAAACGTGATTGATTAAGAAGATTGTACGATTCTGAATTACAATGAACATTTCGTGTTCATTATCGATGATAATTCTCTTCAATGTTTTTGGTGTATAAACTAAGTTAGAATTTTGTTTATCTATTAATTTCAAACAAATTTCAACTGAGGTTTTTTCTTGATGAGTGATTGGAGGTCTAGGGTCAAATTTTTCCTTCAAACTTAAATAAAGTTTGAAAAGAAGTTTCGGTATGTATCCAACAATGATTTTCTGTTCCATTTTACAAAGATAATGGAACTTTTTATTTTAACAATAAGAACCTGAACATTGTTTTTTTCCATCTAACCCAGGCATAGTGCCCTTACAAACTTGTACTGCGTATCCATTAGCATAAGCACTTGGATAAACTTTAAATTTAGCTTTTGCAGCTGCCTTTCCTCTTGCACATAATTTAGTACCTGTTTTTTTCTCACCCTCATTTATATCTTCGTACTCAACATACTGCTCCATTTTAGTTCTTTCATTCATAATGAAATCGAAGACTTGGTCCATATTAACTTTTGCTTCAGTTACGTGGTCATCAGCCCAATCGTGGCCATTTTGTAAAATATTATCAATCATTTCAGGGTCCAATTCCAACAATAATTTACACTGTCTTTGAATCTGTTTCAAATTTCCAAAAAACATATAATTTTCTTGTTCTTGTTCTGAAAGAACTTTTTTGACAAGGTTTGTCAAATCTTTTTCTGTAAGTTTTACTATTTTTTTCATTTTCTATTAACGATGTTAAAAGTTAATTGTTTCTTATAAGTATCTTTCTCTCCCGAAGTATTCACTTGTATATCAACATAATATTGATTAGGAATTTTATCCCTCATGTCGAACATAAAGAAAAATTCATTTGGCGTTCTGTTTATAGGTGTCCAGTCCTGTACAACTACTTCAGTATTACCCTCTCTCACATATACTCTGTAAAAAGATGAACCATCTATGATAAGTTGTTGTCCTGTATAAGCTTTTTTGATTGTCACGCCAATCTTCCTTATATCAGAAGTCAGAATTTTTTCATCCTGCAAAATTCCGTAAAAATCAAAACCAAATTTTTGAGGTTCTTTGGACGTTGAACCAATTTGTATTCCGGCACTATATTCTTGTAATATGAATTGATTTTCAACATTGGGTATTGATTGTCCGTTGATTGTAAGTCCAGACCATATATCATAAAACTGACAAGGCGTAGGATAACCTGAGAATCCGTTAGGGACAATAACCTCATAAATTCCTCTTGTTCTCAAACATGTAGATAGAGAGGTCATTCCACTTACTGCAACACCTTTTTGGTCTTCTATTCTAACAAAAGGTAATGAATCTAAATTTACCAAATCACCATTTTGATAAACATATAAATAAAGTTTATTTACTTGATTTCGTAAGAATAAATTCCTGTCATCTTGGACCAAATCATCATATGTTGTAAGTAGATAAGGTTGGTAAAAAGTTTGTGTGTATTTCGAGAAAAACGCAACACTGTAACTATCTGTAAGACCGCTTATGTTTTCAATTTGGGGTAAATAAGCGATACCCCACCCAGTAACCCCTGTCAATGAACCATTCAATATTGAGTTTATTTCATTGGTCATATCCATTTCAATATCTTCGTTACCTATTGCAAAGTGTTGTGTTGCAACTATTGTCAATCCTGAATAATTAACAATTCCCTCATTTTTATTGTTATATAAACCTGGTTCTGACCAAGTATCAATTGTTGTGGTTTGATACCAATTTGAAGGTCTAGTAGAAAAAGCTCTAGAATCAACATAAGTCAAAGGTGATTGACCTCCTAGTGCAGAGTTTTTTGTCAAATTGAAATCGTTGTAATCGAATCCAACACCTTCATCCCAAAATTGTGGGATACCTGTCGAGCCTGAATACTTAGGTATTCTGAATAAAATCAAATCAAAAGATGAGGCTCTTCTTCTTTCATCTGACATATTTGTATTTACCAAATCAGTCTCAAATGATGAAGTATTTGTCATTTTCAAAACGTGAGTCATTCCTGACGTACAACCCGTTGATATAACTCCATTTTGAATTTGGGTTCTGAGTAAATCTAAATCCAAATCAAAAAGATATCTTGTGAATCCAAAATTTGGCACAACAAAGTCCGAAGCACCAAAATTTAACTGCACAACAGGATTTCTTGCAGTATTAACATAGGAACTCGAAGTGATAGTATTATTTTTCTCAATATAAGACCTTAAAATTGACATCTACTTTTTTTTATAAATATCAATTCAAACGAATATTGTCGTTCAATATTTTGTTGCTAGCATTTTGTAGCTCAGTTAAAATATCATCAACAGTGGTACCATCCTGTGTGACTGGAACTGGAGGCAAACCAGGGTATGCGTGAGTGTGAGTGACCAAATATCTTACAATAAGATTTATCAATTCCAATAATTCTTCACCTCTTACCATTGATGAGGTTGCTGGTAATATTTGTTCAAAAAATGTTTGACCAGAAATACCATAAAGGGTTCCATCGAAATTAATGGGAGGTTTATCGTTTTTAGTTGTATGAGATAACAAGACAACTTTTTCTGCACCGATTGCACCAAATGTTGTGAAATCAGATGCATAGTATGATTCTTCTATTTCTTTTATATTGGTTCTCAGGGGAACTCCAACAGTGTTTTGTTTCCAAATTAAACCAAATCCAGAAGTATCGTTCGGATTTAATTTAATCCCTTTAAAAATCTTGAGTATATTTTTCCTGATTGCATCAATGGTACCAGGGGGACACAAAGGATTTGATGTACTTTGAAAATTTGACAAATTATATGAGGGGTCCAGTAACTTGTTGGTCGAGTTACTCGGCCTAAAATAAATTGGAAATTTATCTTGGTTTTGGCTAAATAATACTGTTCCACTTGGGGTTCTCGTGCCTTGATTACAAGATTTGATAAAAGAATTAATGAAATCAATAGTGTCCTCAACACCCAAGGACGTGAAAGATTCTTGAGCAACCAAAGTTTTGAGATTTTCAGGTAAAACCGTGTCTATTTTTAAATTATCAGAATTAGTTAAAAAGTTTTTTGGGTCTAACTTTAATTGATAAAAATACACAGCACCACAAAATTTATTTTGAGTATTTTCAGGATTTGTAATAACCCATTCAATCAGGTATTTAACCTGTAAAACCGCTACGGTCGATGTGACCACCGATTTCTTTGGTAAATCTTTTTTTACCTTGTCGAATTGGGAGAGTTGTAGAAACGCTCTTTTATTGTTTCCAACAAAGGTAACGTTCGATTGTGGGTTTGCTCTGTATTTACCTGCTCTCAGTAATACAGTTTCTTTTTTAACAATCAAGTCCGCATTACCCCTTCCCAAAATTGCATTATCACCAGGTTCTGGATACAAACCACTTTCAGCCTGATTATCATACGCTCCAGTGATTTTATTTCTAATATTTCTCGGGGACTTCAATTGCATACCAGTACCTGTAAATTTGTCTCCACCAACATTGTATTGATTGAACACTGAGTTAGGTGAGTAAAAATTGTTTTGTACGTAATATTGGTTTTGGTATTTGAATTCTTTATTTACATAAATTACTTGAATAATTTCGTTGATTTCGGGAACTTGATATACAAAATAAGGAAGTAATGGATTGAATATAAAAGGGTCTTTAGCGGTCCAAGGGTCTTGAACAGGATTCCAATTCTCCATCCCTTTGATAATGTCCTCGTAATTATCAATTCTCAGGCGTGCTCTTACACGACCCAACATCAAAGGGTCTTTGTTATCAATTACAATGCACTGAAAAAGTATTGAATCACTCATGTTCTTGTTTCATATTCTTTCAAGATTTTATTGTATAGATTTTCAACCGCATCCAAATGTAAGGTTGAATTTATAATGAAAGTCTTTGTATCCTCGTATTCCATAGACAATTTATCCATGAACTCTACTAATTTAGAGTTGGGTAAATTCTTGAGGTCACTCAGAGACGTTGCAATATGGTCTAATTCTTCTTTTTTCATTATCTTGGTAATGTTACCCATCTGGGTAATCCCTCCTTTGTAGGGACTAAGAATGTGTCTGAGACACCATTATCGGCTTGCTCATCTTTATCACCTTTTTGAGCTGCAAATAACATCTGTAATGTTAAGTTAGGGGAACCATCTGGTAAAGGTCCAGTTGGGATTCCTAACTCTTGAAGATATTTTATTGTGTTTATTGTTGCTCTTTGTGGTGACTCCCCCGGTAAAAAGTCTGATAGTATTGCTAAAACAACCGGAAGTTTAGTTCTTTTTTTAGGAATCCCATTAATAATGGATATAATATTATTTATGTTGTCCAAAAGAGATTTGCATTTCCTATAATCTTGAAGACCTTTTATAATTTCACCCGCCAGTGCGGTTGCGATTCCAACCAACCTCAATATAGTTCGATATTTTTTCATTTTTTCTGAAAGGGTAATATCTTGGATTATCAGGGCTATTATATTCAAAATATCTTTTTTTATCAATTCGAACATTGTCCTCAGAAAGACTGCTCCAATTTTGGATATTACCTGAATTCCAAATTTTTTGAATTTCTTTAAAAATTGAACGCTATCTGAGACAACGTTGATAATTTGGTTATTTATGGTAGTTGCCGATTCGTTCAAAGTATTTGCACTTGGGACTTGAGTATTCCAAGTGTTAATTGCGCTTTTTTGTAATACAGCCAACATTATGAATATAGGTAGCAGCGTTTTTGGACTCAAAGCCGCTTGGGATACAGCTAAAGCTATGTTAGTTATCAAATTTTGTCCGAAAGCACCTTGAGCGTTGAAATTACTATTTGTATAAATTTTCCAATTTGGGTTGGATGAGACACTATCGATTATTTCATTAATTGCCGACACTTGTTGGTCTAAAGTCATACCCGACAATTTATCTCCCATGGTGATAAGTTGTTCTGTAATGTTTTGATAATCAATAGGTAACTTTACGTTATCACAATCTATCAATTCAATAACACCATTTTGGACATTCGAAACGTTCAAATCAATTTCTCGTAAGTCTATCTCATCTACCTCAAAAAATTTATCATCTACTCCATCGAGTTCTGCAACCTTAGCAACCCCACTTACATCGATTTCTCTTCTATTATCAAAACAAAGACCTAAAATTCTCTGAGCAATCAAGAAAAACTTAGAACTTTGAGTTATTTCACCGGCACCCAATTTTCCTTGCATTTCCATGAACCTTGTTAGAAAATTCAAAATTTGTGCCCCTAGATTACGAGTATCGAATAATTTTATAGTAGAATAATAATCCGATAAAAAAGTACCTACAGAGTTTGTTACCGCTGTGGAAGTCGCACTGATAGTACCACCACTCCTATTCAAAAGACCAATCCTTAAATAATCTCCAGTTATATTAAACTCGTTACTTGTTGAATATTGTAAATCCATAAGGTATTGTCCTGATGAACCAAGATAATATTGACCATATAATTGTCTAAATGATTGATTTGTATTGTTTGTAAGATTATTAAGGGATGCGTTCATTGGGAAATCAACTTTTCCTCCATATGGTTTGAATGTTGTCAGGTTTTGTGGTGTAGCTGCAGATTGTTCGTATAACAATCTACCTACAGGTGAAGGAATCTCACGTTTTAACATACCTCCAGCTAATGTTATAATATCCAAACTTTGTAGTGGTATAAAAATCGTTTCGTTGAGTGGCATAGATTGTAGAGAGTTGGAGTTAAGCCTACTAACATCAATACCTGTATAGGTTTGTTCTTCACTACAACCTAAAGCTTTTAGGCCCTCCTCTTTTATTATATTCTTAATTTGTGGCTCACACTTGATTGCTGTTTGTAAAATTAAATTTCTAGCATAGTTTTTTGTCTGACCGCTTCCGCTTGTTAGCTTCAATAGGTTTAACATTTGGTCCATCGATGTAGGAACCTTTCGTTGAAATCTTTTCTGTTGTTCTGAAATTTTGTTAAGTTGTTCTGAAGTTTTTTTTGAAGATTCTTGCCAACTACTACCTTTCTGCCTTCTTAATTTTTTTTGATTACGTGAAGTTTCTATATAAGTGTTTGCAGCACTCAGATTTTGGTTTGCCAATTTCGCGGCACTCGATACATCTACTGCTTGAGTTTCTTGCATTATTATTACATTTTATAGGTTGCCTCGTCAGAGGAAACATCTTTCTCTATAAGATTCTGTAATAAATCATCGTCTAAGTCGGAAAGTGTAAATGTTTCAGTATTATTGTTTGATTTTTCCCAAATTGTTGTTTGTAATTTGGAAAGACTTATCTTTTTTTCTACACATTCATTAACGATTTTTTGTTGTTTCTCAATTACAGGACCTATCGTAGTCATATCTTCGGGGTCCTTTAACATCGCTAACATTTTATTCTGAATTCTTATAGCAGTATTTCTTTGTTCTACAAGTTCATTGTAAATTTCTTGCATCAACGAAAGAATTGATTCTTTCGAAAAATTAATTTGTTTTCTTTGAGGTCTAGGCATAACTATAAATACCTTTTTAGTTATTTTTCATCCTCGTTTGAATGACTATATAAAGTTTTTTAAACTTTTTTATTGAACCTCTGATTTCTTTGGTTGAAAGATTTGTCATCTCTCGAAGAGATAATAGGATGATATTTTTATTGAATTTATTATTTTCGTTACCACTAAAAATTGTTTCGTAATTGTTAAACAAATCCATTAAGGCATAACCTAATTTTTTTTCATTTTCATTCAAAACCTCAGTTTCGATATAATTTTTTAGTTCAGACACATAACTTGAAAGTATAAGATTGGTGTCTAATACATCTTCATCAATCCTGTAAATCATATCAGGCCTCTCTTCTATGGTTGAAGAAATATCTTCATATGAAACTTTCCTATTTGTTTCCTTTTGGTCTTTTATTATTTGACCCATTAGGTAATTTTTACAAATAGTTCCGAAATATGAGTAAGCTTTTTTGTTTTTTGACGGTTTAAATTTATCAACCTTTGTCATCAAAAAAGAGTGAGTATCCACATGGATTTCTTCAAAATCCATATCTTTCCTATAAAGTTTGTAACGCCTGATAATAGATGAAATCATCTTATCTAAAGGGGCTCTCAAAAATTCGTTATAGATTTTATTTTTTTCTTCGGTACTTTCTGATATTAGAAATTTCCTTACTGCGTTTTCTTCTCTAACATCGAAATAATTTTCTTTAACTGATTTTCTACCCCTTTTTTTTGAAACTGCATCTACTGTTGTCGCGGTTAAAATTTCCGACATTAATTTTGTTGTGGTTCGTATTTTATGGCTCTATCGTCCACAAAGAAGTATTCTTTTTTGGCAGTCTCAAGCCAAAATTTAACCTCATCTTCTAACATTTTATCGTCACCATATCTATAACCCCAAAAAATTGAACCCTCTCTAAGATTGGAATGTTTATATCCTAATCTCGGAATTGTCATAATATTAACTGAATTATATGTCAATCTTAAAAGAAATTCATAAACGAAAGTCAATTTTATAGAAGCTTTGAAACCACCGAAGTCTTCAAATAATTCTCTTTTGAAACAAGCACCAGATGTTTGGAAATTTTGATAATCATGTAAAATATCGTTAGTTAGATAACCAATTTCTTGTGCAAAATTTGCCGCAAACGTTGCTTCATTTGTAAATCCTGCAAATGCATCCATTTCGTCGGTTTCAACAACGACAGGCAAAAATACTTGTACCTCAGGATAAAAATCTTCATATAGTTTTACATTTTTGAACCAAATGTTTGAATACTCATCGTCAAACTCGAAGATGGAAATCCATTTTGAAGTTGAATTTTTTATACCAAAATTTACTTGAGAACAAAAATTTGGAGTTCCATCGAAAGATAAAATTTTAACATTCAAACTACCGAAGTCATAATCTTTCAACAAGTTATTCAAGGACTCCTCTTGGGTCGGAACAATTATTAATTCTTCAAATTCTAATTGTTGATTTTTCAATGATGTTATTGCTTTTTCAAAAAAAGTATCAAAATCTTTAGCTAAAGAAGATTTGATAGGTAAAATTACAGATAATGAAATTTTGTTTTCCATATTATTCTTCGGTTTTAATTAATTGCTCTTCGAACGATGAAGCTCTTGTGTCGAGATATGACGAAAATACGTTTATGACTCTTGATTCAAATTCGTCTTTGTTTTGATAACTCTTAGAGGTAATTCTCATGTTTTCATACAATTCAGGTTTGATATTATCTTCGAGCCAATTCTGAATGAAGTCTGCGATGAAATCAGTAATCATTGTCGAATCTGTAATCCAAACACCGTTGTCGTCTGTCATCCACTCAGGTTTTAAATCTGGGACCTTTCCGATTACGGGGACTCCACAAGCCATAGATTCGATAGGGAAAGTACCAAAACCACTTTTTTCGTCTATCCAAACGGTAAGAAAACACTCTTTGAGTGAGTTAGCAAAGTCTTTTTCAGATAATCCTCTTAGGTCTCTGAAAGTGAACCATCTATATTGAGGAAATCTCAGATAAAAAGTTTTTATTAAATTTATTCCCTCACTTTGTTCTTTGGTGTGAACCCCGATAATAGGTAAGGGAGGTAATGGTCTTGGTGAAAAAACATCAGATATGTAGGGTTTTATGATATCGAAAGTTGCTTGTCTCATTACTCTCTCGATGTATTGTTTTTGAATGTAAGTCGTTGTTATACATTTGAAAAAACCAAATGAATTCCAAGCTTGTCCAGGTTGTAATGTTTCTAACATATTGAAATATTGTTGAGTAAGTACAACTTTCGCACATGGTAAATTTTTAACTTGGTCCATTACGAAACCAAAAATTTCTGGAATAATTAGAAAGTCCTCAGGGGATATTTCAAGATTTTGTTCTTCTAATGATTTATGTGGAATCACCATAAATGATTCATCAAGCCACTTTCCAACTCCTACATAATCATTTTTTTCATGTAGTAAAATTGGATTATACTGATTATCATGTAAAACTTTAGCAATTTGATAAATAAATCTAATTGATGCTTTAGCATTACCTTTAGTGTCTTGAATGAAAAAGTATATTCTACAATTTTTTTCTTTAAGGTTTTGTATCGAACGTTCAACCTTTTCTTTTGATAAATTACCCATTTTAATAATGATTGATTAATTTTTTATTTAATAAACTATTGAAAGCAATTTTGAATGGAACTGAAAGTTTCTCTTTGGTTCTCATTCCTAATTTGTCGTCTAAATCATCGTTTTCACTTAACACAACTTCCATCAACATTTTGACTAACTCAAACTTCACAATGTTGATTCTCATTTCTGTATTACCTGAAAGAGGTTCCAACGAATCGTCAGACATATCTAAAAATTTTTCCACTTCATCTAAATCAACGAAGTAATTTTCACCTAATACGCTAATCATAAAATTTCTTCTATTTTGTTTTTCAACTCCTTCAACTTAGAAATACTGTAGTTTGAATTTATTTCTGTATTGTAAGTCGTTTCGAATTTAATCACGATTTTACCATCGGGATGATTTAATAATAGATTGGGATTTGCGGTAAGTAAAACATCAATTGAGTCCCAAAGTGAATTTATTGTAGATTCACTATAAAATTTTACACATTCTACCAAACATCCAAATTTAGATATGAAAAAAAGTGAAGCCGGTTT